CAGCAACAATAGATGGAGCATCCATTGTTCCAGATGTGGTAATTGCTACAGTTGGAGCACTTGTATACGCTCTTCCTGTGGTAGAGAAAGCTGTCAGTGATGGGTTGATTGCTGAACCATTAGCACCTCCACCAATATCAACTGTAGCAACAGCTGCTGATGTTCCTGGATGAGTTATTGTTACTGTTGGAGCTGAGGAGTAGAACCTGCCCTCACTACTGATTGATAAAGAATCAACTCTACCACCACTTACTGCAATATCTTGAATAGTTGCTGTTGCAGTTGCATTGTTGCCTGATCCTGTTGGAGCAGAGAATGTAACTGTTGGTGCAGTTTTATAGAAAACACCACCTGTAGTTCCACCAGGGAAAAGATAAGTAGCAATACCAACACTAATGGTTGTATCAATGACACTTGCTCCAGCACCAGCACTAACAGGAATATCAATTGTTGCAGTTGCTGCAGCACCAACATGAACTGGAGTTGATATGCCAACAGTTGGTGGTGTTACATATCCACTACCACCATCTGTGACTGTTATTGGTTTGATACCACCAGTTAATGCAATACCAACAGCCTCAACTGTAGCACCTTTACCATTACCTCCAGATATTGTGATAAGAGGTTTGACAGTGTATCCACAACCAGGGTTTGACAAATGAACTGATGATATAGTTCCACTCTTTGTTCCATCACATGTAACAAATTCATTTGAGAAGAAAGCAACTGCCTCTGCATCAATTCCACCTGCAGGTGCTGATGATATGGCAACAATAGGAGTTGATGTATAACCACCACCCATGTTTGTAATATTAATACTACTAATAGCGCCAGAACAAATACCAGTAATTGATGCAGTTGCAGTGGTTGCAACACCAATTAACTGTAGTGCTTTTATATAACCAATTTGTTCAATCTCATCATCAATTGTTTCAACACCAGTATCAAGTCCTTCATCTTGATATCTGAATAACTCACATCTTAATGTATAGACATAATTTTTCTTTAGTTGATAAAAAGGTAATTCATGTTCAACATATTTAATTTCAAATAATCTATCACCAAGTGGGAAGTATATTAAATCACCTTCTTTTGGTCTGGTTGATAATTCAACATTAGATTTATTTTCAATAAGTGGACTAATATAATTTTCATATCTTTCTCTTGACACAATTAGTGTCAGGTCATCTTGCTCTTGAATACCAAACTTTGATAAAAGAGTTCCCTGACCACCATATCCTTCATAATTATCAAGATATGCCTCCAATGGATAAGCACTATCAAACTGAGAGGTAATTACTTCTCTAATGACAGTGTTTTTCTTTATATACATTCTTGGGATATAATATATTTCAATCCCATACATTTTCAATTGTTCATTAACAAGGCTCTGAATTAGACCCTGTTCGCCTTTAGAACCATTTAAGAAGTAGGAATTAAGAACCATGATTAACCTATTAAATCTAAAGGTGGAATTTCATAAGTGCTTAACATCTGTTGTTTTATCTCATCAAGTTCTCTCTGTCCATCATCATAAAGTTGTCTTCCATTAAACTCAATACCACCAGGCAATTTAACACCCTGGAATTTAATTAAGTTTTGACCCCACTGTCTTTTCATAAGAGCAGTGAAATATCTTTTTAAAAATGGATCATTATAAACCCTTGCGTAATCATTTGGATCTAAAGTTCTAAAACAATCAATGACAATAAATTGATCTACTGAAATATTACTAAAATCAACATCTAGGTAAAGTCTGTCTTGTCTTTGATTAAATCTAATTTGTTTGTGTGTATTTAATAAAAAATTCAATGACTCAAGATATGTCATTGCACTTGAATATGCTAGCAAATCAGTGCTGCCCCAGTAGTAAATATCATTTAAGAATAATTGATACTTAAAACTAAACATATTGCTGACGCTAATTGATTGAGCGTCATCATATTGAAAAACTTTATTAATTCCAATTACAGCAGGGGGGATTGGTATGAAGTTTGAATTCTCATACCAAGTTACAGTTTCTGCACCTTCAGGGTATGTGTCACTTGCAGTTGTTTCTTTAATTCCAGTGTGAACACCTGATCCTGATGCTACTGATGGTCTTGCCTTACCTCTATCAATATCATCCTGAGTAACTTTATATTTCAAGAATGTTTGAACCACTCCATCATAATGCCTTTCATGAAATGTTTGAATGGCATCATCCAACAAGTCGTCAATCTGCTCATCAGCAATATTGATCTCCACCACAGGAGCTCCTAATTGCCTTAGAGCATAGTCTACCAGTCCTTGTCTAGTGCTTGGTTGTGCCATTATACACTATCATCTTTTTAGTATTTAGGATATATCAAGACCTCCTTCAACAATTACACTTCCTGATGCCATTTTGTAAACAGTAGATCCAGTGCTTATTTGAGCATTTAAATCAAAATGATATCTACCAGGTTTTAATGTTGAAGTAACTGTGTCTGTCAATGTAAGGGCAAACTTACCTTCAGTGGCATTAGTGATACCAGTTGTAAAATTTGTTACACCACCTGAAGATGAACCAATGGATACACTTTTTTTAAGTTTTCCTTTTAAAGTATAGTCTGATAAATCAAAATCACTAGTATTTTCTTGTGTAATGTGAAAAGATGATCTAAAGTCAGCACCTTGATTGATAACAAGATTCACACCATATGCCACACCAGTATCTGGATTAAATGTTATTTTATTATTGGCCATTTGCTAACTTTTTAAGAAGGTCTTTAATATCATTTAGATCATTTTTTATTTCTTGAACATTTTGTTCAAGTTCATCAACTTTTTCATTTTGAGAACTCAATCTTTTTCTGTTTTCAATGTAACTTTCAAATTCAGATTTATTTTCATTAACTATGGAATTATTTTCAGTGTTTTTAATGAGACCATTATGGTCTTTTACTCTATATATTGTCATTATGCTAATGAAAGAACTCTGAGATTTTTAATAAGAGGTGCTATTGCTTGGTTTGTGCTTGTTCCAACAATCTTAATTCTAAACTTATTGAATGAAGGTAATTTGTCAGCAGTAAATGTCATTTCTCTAAAAAGGACATCACTTGGATTTGGAGTAAAGGAATCAGTTTTTTTCAATTCTTTATCTGAAGTTCCATTACTGGCAGCAGGATCAATTGGAACACCAGGTCTTGAAGAATCAACATTTCCAAATCCAGGGAAAGGAATGAAGACTGTTTCAGATAATGGAACTTCTTGATTAAGTGCATAGAAAACTCTAATATCATTTGGTTGAGTCAAATATGCATCAAAAATTACTTTAAGTGATGTAGATGGGTTTGCTAAGTCTATTCTCTTTGTTGCATAAATGAAATTACTTGGATCATCAGCAACAGTTGCAACTCTAAAATCAGTTGCAAAATTAGATACTTCAGAATTAACTCTATTTGAAATTAATTTCATAGATGCATTATCTAAATCAATAACTGGACTTAAGTCAGGACTTTGAGTTGCAAATTCAAGGTTTAAAGTCAATGACTTGCTACCAGGCAAAGCACTTAAGAAAGTTGTCTCATTAATTCTAGAGGAGACCATTCTTAAGGAATCAAAATAATTTGTGTTATTGAGATTTACATCTTCAAATCCTTGATCTATGAATGGAGACTCATTTCCACCTATACTTGTTTCAGAAATTGTTCTCATTTGTGCTGATATTGATGTACCAGTAGGTGTGATTTTTGATATTGATGGAATGGCAAGTGAGAATGGAAGATTATATGTTGCTCTGCCATTTTTACCACCAACTGAATTAGAAGTTGTAAATTTAAGAGCAGGTAATGAACCAGAACCTGTTCTATCTGTGCCATTTGTTGATAATCCAACTTTAACATGATAAGAGTCCAAAGAAATTGGATTTGAGACAGTTACTTCATTTAAATTGTGTTGTGTGTTAATTCTTCTCAAAGAAACACCTGATAGTTCATATTTAAATACAGCATCATTTACAGAATGACTTTCAGGAATAGTGCCATCAACCCCTCTACCTATACCTGTCAAATTACTTCCCAATGTTCCAGTATAAGAAAGTATTTCATTTCCAATTTTAATATAACCTGGATTAGTTGCAGCAACTGCAACATTTTCAAATGACGTAAATATACCAACAGATGAAACTAAAATATTATCACCAGTGCTAGCAGTGCTAGGATATGTGTTATTTAAAGATACTGGATCTACATCAGATTGTAATCCTGATAATTGAACAATATTTGAATTACTATTCATTCCATGGTTTTTATGTCTAATCTTCATATGAAGACCATCAGAAATAGAAGTAACAGAACTTGGAATTATATTACCACCAGCAGCATAATTTAATTCAGTAACTCCAAAACCAGCTTTCTGGAAGAATAATTTATGACCAGGAGTTGTTACAAATTCACCTTGAACATTTGTAAGTGTAAGTTCATTTATTCCAGAAGTAATTCCAACTGAGAATCTAACTCCTGAACCAAGTGTATCTGTTCCAATTTGTAAGGCTGTTAACACATCTCCTAGGAAGTATCCACTTCCACCATTATTAACAGTAGCTGCTATGGCAACACCACCATTTATAGTAATATCTGCTGTTGCATTTGATCCAGTTCCAGTGACTGATGTTAAAGATACATTATCATAAGACCTTTGACCAGATGATGGTGTATATCCAAATCCAGCGTTTGTAATTGTCAATGCAGATGTAATTGATGCACCTGCTGATACAAGTTCACCAGAGGCAACATTTCCTGATTGAGTTACTAATACACCTTGTGCAAATAAATCATCAGCAATGACTCCTATTGATGATGCTGCTAAAGTTGTTGCAATTCCAACACGAACTTCATTTTTAATTACAGAAACTGGATTTTCAATCATAACTTCCTGTGCTCTTGGAAGATCTGGATTGAAAAGTGTAACAGTTCCACTTGGAACAAAACTAGCTTTCTTTAATGTGAATTTCAAATCTTCATATTGACTTGGTGTCCAGGTAGATCCTAATTGAGATTTAAATAATGAACCAAGCATTGTTTGTGTTGATACTAAAGTTTGTGATCCTTCAGATAAATTAATTGTACCAACATCAATCTCACCTAATCTTGAAATCCAAACTCTATAATTTGGAACATTTGATAGAAGAACCAGTGCATATTCTCTATCTGGATTAAGATGAATTGGATAGTCAAATGTTACAGTATGTGCAACTGAGGCATCATCAGATGTTGAAATTAATGGATTATCTGGTGTTCCAGGTTGAAGAACCACAAGTGTTCCAGCGAGTCTCTTTGATACAGGAAGACCAAGTTCAACTTCTCTTAGTTCAACCTCAACAGGAGCATCAAAATCAAGAGATTGGAAATAAAGATCTACACCAGTTACAAACACTCCGTTTGGAACTGATTTATCAACTGTAAATGTTTGAGCAAGAGGATCTCTATATCCTGTATCTACCTGGGTTCCTTGCCCAGTAACTCGATCACCTCCACCTCGTGTTGTTTCTGAACTTAGTTCAATGGTTTGCTCTTCTTCTAGTTCCTCAGCATCAACAACAGCATTTCTTAAGGATAATGTAACCTCCTGACTTTGATCAGCATCACCTTGAGAATAAAATGGTTCCTGAGCAGTAGTAGTTACAGTTCCAGGTATTCTAGAGTTTGAACTACTGCTTGTCAATCTAAATACATTCCTTCCATTTTCAAAAGATACTGAATCTGAATTAGGCACCTCAAAAGCACCAATTAAACCACCAACTCTATCTGTAATAAGTCTTACCTGACTTACAGTTGCTTGTGCTTGACTGGTTTGACCAACCAATCTCATTCCACTAATAATATGTCCAAATGAATTGTTATTTGTATCACTTGATAATTGTTTGGTATCAATATTTAAAATTGTAGATGCTGCAGTGTATTCACTTGGTACTTGATTGTCCCTATCATATGGATTATTGGTAAATATGTCAGTTGGTTCCAGTCTTGGTCCTGATCTATGATTAATATTACACAACTCAGCTCTAAATCCAGAACCAGCATTATTTGAATTTGCTGTATTAACTGCTGGATCAAACCCTACAATGGTTTCTCCTGCCTGGAATGTTCCAGATACCATTGTAATTTCAATTAATTTTGGTGTGCAGAAGTTTGTTACAGCAACATTATCAAAGAAACTATACAATCTAGTAAATGGTCTCATTCTTTTAGCAAAGAATTCAATATTTCTTTGCCTCATGAAACGAATAATTTCTCTTGATACAATTCTATTACCAAAGGACTCTGTATCAACTCTTTCATTTACATGGAATTGAAGACCTTCTCTCCTTTGATTTTGCATCATACGACGTGTTTCAGTCGTCTCTTCTCTTGTAACTGTTTGATTCGTTGTGCCAGTAATTTGGAAACTACTTCTGATCTGTCCAGTTGTTTCCCAGTCTCTTGTTAAAGTAGCTACTCTACCTGCACCTAATGTGTCAGCATTGGCTCGTACATCTTCTATAGTACCTTGTCTTGNTGTTTCTACTGTTCTATTGAATGTAGAGAAGGTTGAANTTGATTCNCGTCTTTCAAAAGGACCTCCAACATCTTCCCAATCTTCCCAAATAGCTTCAGATGATCCAGATCTTTCTCCATCTGGTCCAGATAAATCAACTCTAAGAGCAGCAGCAACTGCTTCAAGTGATCCCATCATATCAACTGCTCTTACTTCTAATTGAGTGGTATCAATCCAAATATCAGCAGTTGGATCAAGAGTTATATTTCCCTCATAAAAAGTGACTAAGAAAGGAGTTACACTTTCAGTTCTTGTAGCAAATTTCTGCTCAATGAAATTCTGTTCTTCATAATCAAGAGTGATGACTGTAGATGGATCTCCATCTTGCTTCACATTTCTCTTTATATTATTTCCAAGTATACTAGCATATCTTTTATCAGTTGCAGTTGAAGTTGTTCCAATACCAGTGACTGCATCAGTAGCAACTTCAAGAGTTAATGCTGTACAATAATGTGCTGGTCTTAAAATTCCTCTAGTGCGATCAATACTATTTCTAATTCTAAGTGAGTAATCTTGACCTAAAATGTCAGAAAATCCATCAACAAAAACTCCATTTTTAAATCTGTTTAAACCATTTTCATCAGCAACAAATGCATCAACTGCAAGAGTTTCAAGTCCACTTAATGAAGTGTAATATTCTAAACTTCTAATTCTTGATTCTAATCTACTGATATCAGACATCTGATATCTCTTATATGTAACTGAACTTACTTTTGCTTGTTCAGTAGTGAACAAGTATGCTGGTAAACTAATTGAGCAAATTTCAATTGCATTTGGGATAGCACTTGGAGGTGTTGGATTATCATTTGGTGCCCCAGTTGACACTGAGAATTTGCCTTGAGGATTTAAATAAATTGCATCAATTCTTGGTAGATAATATGAGTAGTCAACAGTAATTGATTCATCATTAGCTATGACGTCTTTGCTTGAATGCTGATCTCCATCAAATTGTCTTCCAAAAAATTCTAAAGGAGATCTTGAACCCTCTGCATTTGAAACATTAGAAACTCTTGGTCTACAATCAACCAAATCACTGTGTCTTACATTTTCAGTGATTGGTATTTCAAATCCATAATCAAAATCAGAGTATGATTCTACAGTGGTAATATCACCTACATCTGATGAATTATATGAAGCTGAAAGATAATATGCCTTAAGTTTTCTATTAGGCACAGGTCTTTCTGGTTTTCTTACAAGTTTTGCAACATCATAAATTGATTGCGCATATCCACCATCAAGAGCAAAGTCCTGTGTTACATTTTTACTTCCTCTTGTAATATTGGAGGCAATGCCATTGATTCCAGACTCAGAAAATTCAATTACTTCATTTTCTCTAAAAGTATTATTAGTTGTATAGACAAATTCAATATCATTTGTATTCAACTTAGTAATAACTACAGCATTTGCATTACTAATTGCACCAGTAACATTTTCTCCTATAATTAAATCTCCAGTGTCATTATTTGGACCATCTAATGAACCAGCAGTCATTTGTGGTGGAGTTGGATCACTTGAATCATTTGATTCAAACACACCATATAATCTTACAACATCAGGGACATCTAATGAAATAATTCTATCTTGAACTCTTGTACCAAAAGGATAATTGCCATATGTTAGACCATCATTAAACGTTGTTGAAAACCCACTATTTGTACCTGAACCTTGAGTGGATGATTTATCAATTAATGTAGAATTTGAAGACTTGACTTTAACTTTGGCATTGAGTCCAGTTTTTCTTAAAGTAGCAACAAGTGTTGCATTAGTATCTGCTTCTGCACTTAGTCCAATAAATCTTGCATTTTGATTTCCACTGGAAAGAACAAACTTGCTTGAAGATAATGGCTCAATTCTACCATCTGATCTTGTAATTGAATATCTTTCATCTTCAAAATTTAAAAATACCTCTCTTGTACCAGCAGCGATTGTTGATGTATCTCCATTAGCATCAATGTTTACACTAAATGATCTCCTAATACTTAAGTTTGCATTTTCAAGATCTACAGACTCAATATTTAATTTAGGAAAAACACTGTAGAGAGAATCATTTGAACTAAAAATATTTCCAGAATTAACTTGATTTTGAAGTCTTGTTTCAAGAATAGTAAAATCAGTAACTGATGCTAATTCTTGATTTAAAAGTCCACTACAAATACCTGAAACTGTAGTAACAGTTCCAATACCAATATCATTTATACCAACTGATACTACCTCTGCAAAATTCTTATCTGTATTTCCAGGAATACTAAAACTTACAAGGTCTCCAACAGTAGTAATACCTGGAAACTTTAATCCAGGAGAGGTAACAGTAGAAATTCCCTGAACTGGAGCTAGTGGTGTAATTGATGCAATACCAATAACTCTATTAACTGATGGAATTATATCTGCTGTAAAAGTATTTGCGGTTCCCGTAATACCAAAAACTGATTTAAAATCAGAAATTCCATATGATGTTAAAGCAATAGCAGTTCTTCCATTATTATTATCTCCATCAAAAATTATCCTTTCACCAATATGAAAATCTCCTTGAACATTATAAGCAGTTACTGCTGTTCCAGAAGTTACAGGATATCTAATAAAGGCAGTTGCACCACTTGATTTTCCCTCAATAAATGTTGGTACAGTTAAAGTAGCATTCTCATTGAGAGTTAAATCAATGTAAGTTTGAACATCATATACAGACAAATCCCACTGATTTTGATTGAGATTTGTTACATTATATGCTCCAGACTCAAGTGCAAAATCATAAACTCTTGCAACTCCAATTTCTTTTCCTGCTGCATTAACAGCTAAAGGAGATGAAGTGACCCCTACCCTTTCATTTCTGAAACTTAAAGTATAATCAGTGTTAAATCCAATATTAGGAGTTCCACTTACTCTATTAAGTGTGAATGATGGACCAAATCCAAAATTGACTGCCTGATTTTCTAAAGTCTTTGTTGTTCTTGGTTTTTCAAAATCTAAAAATACTGGAGACCTTTGATTAATTTCAAAACCTTTTACATATGCTTTTCCAGGCGCAATTTTGTAAACACCCAAATCAGTGCTTGGTGTATTTCCACTATCAGTTGTTTGAGTAGCAGAATATATACCTTTTTTGCTAGCATTTATTAGACTTTCTTTTACTGTTGTAACAAATTCTTTAACATAATAATGTCCAGATTCATCAAAAGTTCTTCTAGCTAATTCATCTCTAATTGAATTATTATATGCAGATTGCTTATTTAAAGTCCTTAATCTTCCATTAACTACTTCAGCAATTTGTACAAAATTTTGATCATCAGTGTCATCAGGATCTTTTTTCTGAAGTGTTGCAGTTATTTTTAATCTATCAGCACCTGGAGCAGTAAAATTAGTAAAACCTTGAGCATTATCATTCAAAGAACTATCACTAGACGCTGAAATTAATTCTTCCCTTACATAAAAACCAATTCTATATGATGGAGTATTTTCATATTGATCAAGTATTAAAAGTTGATCTGAAACATCAACAAAAGTCCCTCTTAAATAATAAATTCCCTGACTGACAGCAAAAGACGAACCAATTCTATTTGCATTTTCAGCAATACATTGACAAACTCCTTCACCAGATGATATAAATGTATCAGCAAATAAAATATTTTCTTCAGTATTTAAAACTTCACCATCAACAAAAAATGATGTGTTTTCATCAACACCACTGTTGATATAGTTTAAATATAAAGTAAATTTGCCATTTATAGATTGAGCGTCAGAAATATATGTTACAATTGTAGCAGACACATTAGATTGTCTACCAGTAATTTTTTTGCCAACTAGCTGATCTAGATATTCACTTACAGGAATACCAGCATATGATGGATTTATTTGAATGCAATAAAAATTTTGGTAATAACTCGTATTACCAGGAATAACCTTAGCACCTTCTTTAAAAAAGTGGTCTCCTATATTTTCAACTTGATCCTGAAGGATTGATTGAAGATTGTTAAGTTCCCTAGCCTGGATTGGATATCCAGGTTTAAACAATACTTTATAATAATTACTTATGGGGTCAAAATCGTCAAAATAAGGTGCAACATTAAGGTTAGTTTCCTGTGGCATGATTTTTTAGAACTGCAAGATAATTTTTACGTCTTCTTTTTGTGATGCAGACCTTGTAATTGATGGTCTATTATCAACATGAATAATATTACCAGAGTATTTTTCAAGTTCTGGATTAGAAATACCCTTTACAAAAGTTTGACCCAAGTTGAAATCTCTATTATTTATTGTGGTTGTTACACCAGAATATGAAGTTTGAATTGCTAATGTATTGCCACTTGTGGGAATTATGTTATAATTTCCATTTGTAGCATCAATCTCAGCAGTAAATCTTAAAGTCTCAAGTCCATAATCAGGAGTTGTGTCAGCACTACCATCAGTGTTGAACCCAGAATTAGATCTATCTTGCCAATACTTAAGAACACCTGTAGTTTGATTGTATGAAACTACTCTTCCAACAGCAGTGGATCCTAAACCAACTGTTTGAGTAATAAAACTGTCAGTTGTAAAAGTTGCTGAACTATAACCAATACCACTTAATTTTAAAGCATAAACTGCACTTCCTTTTTCATCAGTGAAAACAGATTCTGTTTCATATTTTAAAGGATTTTCTATCAATCCTATTCTTGCAAATTGATTTCCAGTTACAAAATCAGGATTTTCAGAATCATTTTCAAATCTTGAATACATTAAAACATTAGTAGCTCCAAGTTCTCTGTAAATGTCTTTTCCATGGCCTCCAGGAGGAGGAATAATAACATCAAAGACTGGTTGAGTAGTTCCGACTGGCAGACCTCCAGCAACTAAATCAAGAGTACCAAATGTATAATTTGAACCTCCATTTGAAACAGATACTGATTCAATCTTAGAATCAGTATTTACAACTACAGTTGCTTTTGCACCACTTCCATCTCCTTTGATGGGAACATCAGAATAAGTTTGTGCTGTACCTAATCCAACTCCTCTATTCCTAATAGTAATTACTTTTAATTGTCCACTATTAGTAGCATTCTGTCTAACTGCAGTATCATCAGCACTTGTTGACCAATTACTTGGGACGGGGATATATTCTGTTGAGTCAAATTTTATTGCTTGACTTGGTTTGATAGTATAAAGATACTTCCAAAGGTATCCATCTCCACTTGTACCAGCTGCTCTTGGTTCAAGATCTGTAAAGGTTGGTTCATCAAGAGAAGGACCCCCTCTATAATTATTTTCAGGAGTTGCATTATTAAATAAACAAATATAAACTCTATAATCAGCGTTCATAACATAATAATTTGCCAAATAGATATTTGATGAACCAGAAGGTTGTGACAAATTATCAATTGTTATATCATTCCTCCACATATCATAAGTTGTTCCAGATTGCCATACATTTTTATTAACAACCTGTGTTGCATCACCAGAACTTACTCTTTTGACTGCCAACATAGTATCCCAAGCCTGGTTGACTTGATCAATTGCATCAAGTGGTGAAGGTGGGTCAGAATCCCAATCAGACAGATTGTCCGTTGCATTAGGTAATCCTATAAAACTATAGTAAGAATTAGTACTGGATTGAACTCCAGATACAAAATTCTTAGCATTCAAAATTCTTAATTGATCAGTTATAATGGCAGCCATTTGCGTGGACTTTTTGTTTATTTATGGGAGTTATGAGTATGATTTAAATTTCAAAGGATTAAATCTTCTAACAAGTGATGATGTTGAGATACCTGTGTCTGAATATGCAGATCCAATTCCTGACATTGTATGAGCAGGGAATTCTATGGCATTAGGTCTTTCATCAAATTGGATTTTACCCCAACTATATTGACCAGATTCAAATCCTGTTGTGCTTGAAATTCCAACTGATATATTATCTACATTAACTGTTAGAGTTCTAACAGCTGTTGTAATTCCAGAAGTATTATCAGCAAATACTGTTAGAATTCTGTCTTCAAATGATTGAACTTGATATACACAATCTAAAGCAGTATTTGCAATACCAACTGTTGTTCCTCCAGATGAAACTTGAGATGCAAATGTTGAACCAATAGAAAGACTTGTTCCATTGACTACAAAATAATCACCTGTAGATATTCCAGATATTGTTATACCAGTTCCAACATAATTTGGATCTCTCATGAATGATTGTGCAGGAATATATGTGTCAAACTTAATAACATGTTGAGACCCAGCANTTGTAGTTGCAATTCCAACAATTACACCATAATCACCAGAATAAGATACAACATTTACTTGTTCTCTTTCAAGAGATGGTGGTTCAATTAATACAGATGGGGGGTTAGTGGATGTGTATGCAGTTCCTGTTGTGGTTCCACCATATGAAACATTTATAGATGTTACAGATCCTCCACTAATTACTGCAGTTGCTTCTGCTCTACCACTTGTATTTCCAAAACCAATTGGATTTGAAACAATTACGTTTGGAGCAACAGTATAACCTGTGCCTGCATTTGTTACAGTAAATGATGTAACTGTGCCAGCACCACCCACAGTTGCAGTTGCTGCTGCACCTGTAAGAGTTTTTTGATTATTAATTTCAATTTTTCTTTGATATAAATTCCTAGATGCAGTATTACTAATCTCATTTGATGGTGCAAATGATGGAATTAAATTGTTTACATAGCAACTTGTAGAGGATGCACTAACAGGAGAGATCAAGTATGCAGAAGGTCTATAAAGAGGTTCATAATGTTCTCTATCTTTTCCAACAATTGCATTGTTTATTTTTATATCATGAGTTTGCTTGCACCAAGTAACTGGTCTTAATAGAGTTCTGTCACTTGAAACACCTGGTCCATTGTATGGGTTAGTTTCAAGAGAATCCATGGTGTTTATACCAATCACTACTCTTTCTTCTTGATCAAGAATAATAGATTGACCAGATCTTGGATTGAAATTTATATCAAGAGAATCACCTGGTTTTACTGTCTCTAAAACATCTCTAAATCTAACGTCAATATCATCACCACTTCCTTTGTAGTATAAAACTTTGACACTATCACCAGTTTTAGGTGGTTCTGCAAACTCAATTAAACTTCCACCATTAAATTCAAATGCCTCTCCAGGTTTTTGTAAAACATCATTAATGAATACTATGAGTGTCTGTTCAACATCAACTAAAGATCCCTTTCCAGCAGAAATTGAAATGGAATTACCATTTACCTGTAACCTAAATGATTTTCTTGCTCCATTGAATTCACTTGCAAATGAATCAAACACTTGCATCTGTCCAAATGACCAACCATTAAATGAATCATCAAATACTTCTTGAACTGTTAATTTAAAATCAGAGAATGATAAATCTGTATTAGTTGGAATACCAACTGTTCCACCAATTGCCACTGTTANTATCTCTTGATTNCCATATCCATATCCAAAATCATTAATNTTAAAGTCAATTACACTTGAACCTTGTCCAACAATAATATCAACTGTAGCACTAGTTCCAACTCCTACACTAGAAGTTGAATGGTATAATAAAGGTATGTTGGAGTAAGATAAAGGATCATCAAAAACAAGAATGGGTGGATTTGTATTTGTAAAACCAACTCCAGGATTAGTAATAGCAACACCAATCACATGACCATTACTTATGGTTGCAATGCCTAAGGTTTGAACAGGTGGATATCCTTCAGTTAATGCTACTGAAACATTTACTGAAGTTTGAACACCAGATCTATATCCTGATCCACTATTTCCAATACTTACAGATGATATTGTACCTAAACCAGATACAACCCCTGTTCCTCCAGCAGAAACCAGTGGTTGATAACCAAAACCTTCTGTTGATGCAACTGATACAATAACACCACCTAGTGGTAAATTACCCTTTCCAGTATCATAACCTTCTGGTAATATTGTTCCACTAAACTTGATTGTAGAAATGCCAGCATCTTCATTAATTTCATAACTATTACTTCCAGCTTGCTCTCCAGTGGGCAATTGGAACACACCATTTATAAGAATAATGCCATTGCCAGTTGAGAATCCTGATGTATTTTGTCCAGAGGATTTTAGAATAAAATCACTCTTGATTCCAGTGAATTCATGAGAAATATCGTCAAAAGCATAATTGGAAGAATATGTTTCATTAGTTGAATTTGCTGCTAAATTTCTAATGAATGTTCTACCTTGGAAATGAGATCTTGTTGTAATTCCAGAAAAATCTCTTGAATCAGGTGGATTTGTAATTGAACCAATAGGAACATTACCAAATGGTGCAGCTGCTAAATGTAATGTATTTGCAACAATATTGAAATTACCTGCCATTTTGGTAATTGTTGCTCCAATGCCATGAGATGCAATAGTTGAACCTAATAATGGTCTTCTGACTCCAATTCTTCCAGTTGATCCAATTCCCACATCAATAATTTCCATAAATTCATCATCAATCTTAATTAAATCTCCAGAGGAAATTGAAGTAACACCCACTGTCTGGAATCTTTCAGCAAAAATAATTGATTCACTTAAAGCAGATGTGACAGCAGTTGAAACTACAGGGGATTGAATAAGATTATCAATTGCAAATAATGTTTTTGTGTTTTGATTCTTAGAAGTGAATATATGAGAATCACCAACACCTACAGAGTTAATTGTAAATGTTTCAGGAATAAGTTTAAGTGCTTTTTCTGCAGTTTCTGCAAACTTAATTGCACCATCATTTACTTTGACAACAAAAAGTGAGGATGGTAATTTATCAGTAACAATTCCTGCAACTGATGTAGATGCTATTCCAATAGATTGTGTTGTTCCAGCACCAGAATTATTATAAACTATCTCTTCTCCTGTTACAAAGAAGTGTTCAGGAATTCTAACAAAATTATTTGCTGAATCAGCAATACCAGCATTACTACCATCAACTATTCTTTCAAAGATGTTTAACCCTTCATGTGTAAGATTAAACGAATCAACTATATCAAATTTTGTTCCTGTGTAAGATCCACTTCTACTGTTTACTTCCCAATTGAAATAATCAATTTGTGAAGCATTGGTATTTTCATCAAATATTTGAAGATCAACTCCAAATCCTCTAACCTCTACATCAATACTTGGGTTTGGTGTATAGGTAATATTAAGATTAGTTCCATCAGTTGCAAGTCCTACCTGACCTATTGATGTACCTGTAGAAACATTTGCAAATTCAACAAAAGCAGATTCAGTTTCACTTCCTTGTTTTACAACAGCTAATTCAAATGATTCATAGACATTGTTTGATGAATCAGTGATTGTGAAGAAATAGTATCCACTCTCATATGGATCTTCTAAGACAGCAACTGTATTGATGCCAGGTGATCCAGATGATGAAATACCTGCATAAACAGATCTCAATCTACCTACATCAAGGAACATTGTTCCAACACCTGTTTCTGCAGTGTTTGTAGCAATTATTTGAGTATTTGCAGTAAGTGCAGGGGTTGATGCATCAGGTATAAAATCAATTTTTACAGTTGAACCATCAATATATGCATTATATGTTCCAAATCCACTAAAAGTACTTGAGTTAACATCATCAATTCCACCATATTCTAGTAAATCAACATTTGTTCCATCTTGAACAATTGTTAATTCATTACCAACGTAGTTACTACTAGAATCTTGGAGCATTACCAAAACTTTAGCAGATCTATAACTTGTACCAACTGACACAATAGTGGTTGTAGTTCCTGCTGAGACAGTGTTTTGTTCAGATGTTGTATTAACTGATAAACCAAATGAATGCTCAGATCCAACACCTGTATAATCACTTACTCCAGAGAAACTAATAATTGAAGTGTTGTAGTTGTTTAATTCAAATTTAGATGGATTGAATGTTAAATCCCATCCTGTGCCTGTGACTTGGAAATCATAAAAACCAAGATTTTGTACAGTGTCTAAAATTGAATACTCATCAATATATCCAAAGTTATCATCTTGAACAACAGATACAATCGCAAACTGTCTTTGATCAGTGAAGACAGAATCTTTAGCATATGAAAGAACTTTATTAAATTTTAGATTATTAGTAAAGTCACCAACTGCTGCAAATCTATTAGATCTTTCAATGCTATTAAAAGTAGTGCTTATATCATCAATTGAAAGAACTCTGTTTCCTATTGATTCAAAAAAGTCAGTTAAAAGCACATTTTCAAAAATAATTTCATTTGAGTAAAGTGTAGAATTGATATATTCAGTTGATTCACTTACATAATCAAAATTATAGACACAGTTTAGATTGCCAAAAGTTGTTAAGTCAACAACAGTTTCAACATTTGAGTCTGATGTTGTGACAATATTTTGTTCTTCATCATCTAATTCACTAACAATTTGAAGATCAGAGAATTTTGCAAACCCTGCTGTGTGATTGAGAACATTAACTGCTGAATTCCATGTATCATATGAAACTTTTGATTTTATTGCATATGAGAAATTCTGGTAATATTCATTATTAGGAATTCTCTGGAAACTTTCATTAAGAAAACCAACTTCATCTTGCCAACCATTAATAACAGTAGCTCCTGCCCCTGTTGTTATTTCAGCATTGAAATTAATTTTCTTTCCTACTAATCCTTGTGTTTTTGAACTTTTACCAACTATTAAATCTCCAACATTCACTTCACTTTGAATTGCAATTTTTAATAATTCAATATTTTCATTCCATGAAAGAACTTTTCCATTATCTTTACCATTAGACACTGTTTCCCCAACAAGAAAATCATTTGGAGATATTTCAATGTCAAAGATTGGGAAATGTTCTTCAGGTACAACTCTTCCAAGAACTGGTTCAATAGCAATCCCTGGATATTCTGATGTTGAGATAAAGTCTGCAAGACTGAATTCAAGGTATGGACCTGATCCTCCAAGTTGAGGTTCAACTGCAGAAACTTCAAAAAGTTTATAATCATAATTCTCAGAATTATATCCCCTACCAAGAGTTCCTATGCCTATGCTTACATTTTCAATTAAAATTTTACCACCAACATAATATGGGAAACTTGAAGCATCACTAAATGTTGTGTTAAAGTAAAGTCTTACAATTTGTGTTGAATCATTATATGTCAATGAAGAAATTCCAACACCATTTGAATTGTTAATAGGAATTAATGTAGGAGTTGTATTGTAAATACCAGTCGTATTTTTTACAATTCTTACATTAGTATCACCTAACTCATAATCAAATTGTGCATCTCTAATTATCTTTTTAGTGAACCCATCTACAGCAATTAATTTTGGTGCTTCATAGTAGTTAATTCCACCTGAAGAAATGCCAATTGACTTGAAGGATGAAAGTGGTACAACTTTTAAAATTTCTGGTAGATTTGCTACAGGTCTAAGAGTAGTATCAGATGGATATTCAAATCCAATGCTATTTCTATTAAAACTATAAGATAAAATTTTACCAATATTTTTACCCTCTGGTTCTAAAATAGCACCTGTTCCAGATTTTGATACAACTGATGAAATTCCAGGTATTGATGTGTATGATGATCCAGTATTGAATATTTTAATTTTTTCAATGGGTCCTTGAGCAGTTAAAGAGTTAGTAGTGTAGGACATTATTGCACTACTAATTCCAATATGTAAAGACTCTGGTTTTTTAGAAATTTCAAATTGGAATGTTGTTGTGCCAATTCCTGAAATACTTTGTATTCCATCAAAAACTGAATCAACTACATCAATTTGATTATAAGAGAAAGAATCAGTGTCATTAATATGTTCAGACTTTTCTAATGGTAAAATATCAATGTTGTCACTTAAAAACTTATACCATAAATTTATTTTATCAAATGAGTCATTAAAATTAATTGTCAAACTAGCATCTGTGGTGATTCCCACTTTACCAGTTTCTGAAACTTCAAAAATTGCATCACCCTTTGAAGTTAAGTATTCATCATAACGTGTTATATCACTATAAACTTTTAATTTAAAAGCAGAATAATCAATACTTGACCTTCTAAATTTCAATGAAGAATCAGTTAAATCAAACTTTAATTTTTGATTTTTTGAAATTTTAATGTATGGGTTAATTCTTGCGATTGTGCCTGAATTTGCTGAAGTAAGATCAATAACAGAATTATTTTTTAAATCAACTAGTTCCTTGCATAGTTGTATTTTGTCAGTTCCATAAATTGAAACAAAGTACATTTCTTGATCAACTAATCCACCAACTGGAGTGGATGAAGTATATAAAATTTTATCACCTTGGTTAAATCCATGATTTGTTAATGTAATTGTATTTTCAATGATGTTTACATCATCTGATACAAAAGATCTTGGATCAAAAACAAATCTTCTTACATTATCATTGTATCTTACAGATATATTTTTTATTGTTGTTGGATTAAGATTAAAAATAACTCTATCATTTCTTTTCAATCCATGAGTGGATGCAGTAGATACTGTTACTGTGTTTATTCCTAGTTTACCACTTAAAGAATTAGACTTAATTGTTTTAAAACTATGATAATCTCCAGATCCAAATCCAGGGAAGAAAAGGAGACCTGTGGTGGTTCCTAATCCAACATATCCACCACCTGTACTTGCAATACCAACTTTTGTTGATGAAATTCCAATTACATCTCTTGATATTGGTGCCACATATAATTCATCATAATCAGTAAGTAAATTATATGAATCTGTTACACCATTCCAGGTTGATACAGCAGTTCCAGTAAAATTATTATATGAAACTAATTCATTTAAGTCTAATCCATGATCTGGAATGTAAATTTGCTGTGACTTAATTGTTACACTAGAAAAACCAACAGGAGGATTGCTGAAAAATATTGTGTGTGCTGTGCCAACTATTGTTCCAATACCNATTGATTCAGCTGGTTCAAAATAATATTCNCTATTATATTTAATTATGGATGTTGTATTTCCAAGACCTGTTGTTACTGTAAACTTTCTAGGGTCTTCAACAAGGTTATCTGAAACAGAATATGCTGCTCCAACTGTATTATCTTGTTCCCTTGCAACTCTAATCCTGCCACTTTTTCTATCAATATTAAGAACTTTAACTCTTTCTGAACTAATACCTAATATATCATTTGGTCTAATAATTGGAAAATTTAATGTTCCTGTTACATAGAAATATGTGGTTAATCCTGTTACAGAAGTGTCTCCTACACCAAGATTGATATTGAAACTATCAGTTCTAACTCCTATAGAATAATTTCCATCAAATCCAGATAATCTCTGAGTATTGGAACTAAGATTAACTAATGTGTTATTTTTTAATTTGTGTGGATTGGTTGTGAATCCAATAAATTTACCTCTACGCTCACCTGACATGGAAAATTCAACATCTAGTTCAATACTAGATGTTGCTGCTGATACTACAGTTTTACCTTTTATAAGTTCAATTTTAGCATTTGCACCAAATCCATTTGAACCAGAATTATTAAAAATAATTCTATCATTTACTTTATAATTATCTCCTTCAGATAAGATGTTGACTTTTTCAACACCACCAACACTTGTTGAATTTATATTAAAGGATTGATTTTTTACTTCATTTGAATTGAAAATATAATCATATCCACTATTATCAGAATAAAGATTGTATGGAAGAGTATTTCTTAACCATCCTGTTCCAGTAAAGTCATAATTGTCATGATTTGATGTTTTTCTAAAGTTGAATACATTTGGTTGAGAATTAAATGTCTCACCTATGATGTATGGAAACTTAGGTTGTCTAAATTTATTAAAAACTCCAGAAGAATTATTAGTTGACTCAATTGTTGAAAAATATACATATTCCCCATTTGGAAAATCAGGAGTTATGCAAAATCTTCCATTGTGTTCATCTAAATCTCCATTTCTTGTGAACTGATAGTCCTCAATGAAAAATCCCTCTGGATAGAATGACAAACTTGGTCTGTTTGTTGTATCAACTTTTAACTCATATCCAGGTTCAATTAATTTTACAGTTCCACCATCAGCATTAGCATATCCATATGGTCCATAAATTGGATGACCATCATATGCCCAACCAATAATTGGTGAGTGGAATCTTGCAGGTTTTTCACTACCATTTACAGAATCTAATTCTAAATCACTTTGACCAAATTGTACTCCAGCATCTGATATTGGATTTAATTTTCTTCTAAGTTCTCTTGGAGCGTACAAATGTGAATATTGAAGAGATTCATTATCTAAACTAGTAACAATAACTCCATCATCAAAATCTAAAACATCAATATGTTTAGACAATAAATTCACATTCCATTTTCTAAGTTTAACATCTAAATTAGCTTTTTCAATTGGAGACTCAATCTCAATTAATGATGAACTATTAAAACCTGCCCCTCCATTAATTACTTTTATTTCAGTCAATTTTCCATCATTGATGACTGGAGTCAATTTAGAATATTCTCCTGGTCCTGTGATTTTTATGTTAGGTGGTGAATTATATTCTTTTCCACCCTCATTAATAATAAATGATGTTACCCTTCCATCATTAATAATTGATGTTATCTGAGCATCAGTTCCTGCTTTTAAATCAACATTTGGTGGTCTATTGAAATTTAAAACTTCTTGAGATCCATATTGTGATCCTCCCTCAGTTATATCAATAGAGTCAATACTTCCTCTAAAAATTGGTTGAACTTTAGCATTAAAATCTTGATTAGATAATGTGGCAATTCCAATTACACCCTCTATTGTTACTGAAATGGGTTCATAGTTAAAAGTTCCATTACCAGTAGATGCAATTGAAACAAAAACTTTATTGTCAAAATAGTAATTTGATGTAGCACCAACTCCTATTTGAGATAGTTTAATATTATCTTTGTCAATACTATGCACATAGTAATTTGTGTTTGAAAGAATGCCACTTATANTTGAATTAGATGGAGTATATCTTATTTGCTCTCCATTTTTATATCCATGATTTTTTATTGTTATTGTATCCGTATAAGTTTTAACTCCAACTATTTTTCTTTCTTTATTTTTATACCCAGACCCAGAATCTAAAATATGAACTTTAGACAGAATTTTCTTTTTATCAAAAGAGTGGATTGATTGTAATCCTGTGCCAAATTCAGAAATGTTTATTGTGTTAATACCTGCAAGAGCATTTTCTCTAGTAGTATGCAGTCTTATATTTTTATTGTCAACTATCTCAGCAAAATATTGACCAAAAGAAGATAATCCAACTATATTGTTACCTTTATTTGTAAAATATATAACTCTTTCACCAGGAAAAAACTTATGGTAAGTGCTAAAACCAATCTTATGAGCAGTATTTCCAACTCCTACGTAAACTGAAGTTGTTAAACCTCCCCCTGACTCTGCAAGGAAATCATTTTTGTGGACAAAATCAATGGTTTCAGCTTTAATTTGTGCAGGAACATCTGGATTTCCTCCAGTTATTGTTACTACAGGATCGTTGACATAATCAAATCCTGTGTCTAAAATTCTTATTTCTTCAAGAGAACCTGTAACTGCACATTTTCCAGTTGCACCAGATCCTACACTATCTGATATATGGACAATTGGTGGATTAATTATATCATATCCAGATCCCCCATTAACTACATCAATTGAAAGAATTTCTCCATAATACAAAACATCATTTGATTTATAATGACTAACCTCAACTCCATTTTTTAAAATTCCAACTTTACCTGGATAAATGTCATAACCATCTCTTTTTTTAAATGGTGTTTTAATTTCTCTGTAAATTTTTTGAGGTGAAACAACCCTATTATTAAATGCTTGTAAAACTAGTTCATTATCAGTGACTGATCCTGTGGGTGTAACAAAAATATCATCAAATAAATCAGATTTACTCCTTGCTAATTTAAGAGACTTTGAATTATCTCTTCCAATTCTTTTAACAAAAAATACACCCTCACTCATATTTGAAAACTTACTTATAGTGTTTTCATATTGTTGAATGCCATTCAACACAAATGTGGGAACTAGAGCAACCGTAGGTTTATAAACAACAGCATCACCAGTATAAAGACCATGATCTTCAGAAAATGTAAAGGTATCACCACTTACATTACTACTGGAGAATTTTATAGTTCTATTTTTAGTGTTTATTTCTGAATTACTTCCATATGTTGGAAAAGAATTAGATGAAAGTAAAACATCACCATTGAATTTTTGATATGAGTTTATAATATTTGTGAAAGAATAATTAATATCCCCTTCAGGTCCATAATTAGCCTTAAGAATTTTATTTCTAACTGTTAATGATCCACTTAAATCACTATCATCTATTAACTTTACTTCAAATTGATTAATTGAAATATTTTTAATTACATCTCCACTGGTTAATATTTCATCATCTCTTAAAATTTCAACAACATATCCCCTTTTGAGATAAGTATCATCAAAAGTAGATATTCTGTANTTTTTCTCAGTTGCATCAATTAATTCAACTTCAGATACTGTCCATTTAAATTTGGTATTGTTAATCAAATCTTGTGAGGCTAGCGCAGTAGCTCCAATACCCATAGATTGGATTTCAACAATATCATCTTTACTGTAATAGTAAGTATCATCTTTAATTATTAAATCAGTAAGAGTAGTTGATATTCTAAATCTAATATCATCATTAACAGTTGATGAAAACTCATCAAGAAAAATATCTTTTGAATCAGAAATACTTGTGCTTACTCCAGTAACTCCTAAAAATTGATTATCATTTTTAGATGTATATTCAAATCTTGTTTCTTCATTTCCAGCATTAAAAGAAACTAACTCTCCTTCTGTAGGAAATCCTATGGTAGAATCAACATCAACTACTGTTTGACCAATTGAAACATTGTTTAAAATTTTAGTGTTAGGAATAGATTCAAATGTGCCATAAATTGATCCATCCCTATCAAGATCTCTTTGATAACCAAAATCTACACTAATCTGATAATATTCATCACTATTATAAAGAACTCTTTGCACATTAGTTACAGTGCCTTGTGCATCTGTTCTTGATTGTACAATAGTTCTATTGATTAAATCATATGGATTACCAAAAATAGGTTCAATTACAAAATCTCTTGTAATACTATAATTCGCAGTGGATGGTCTAAGTAAAAATTCACTAGGTTTAATTACATTTACTTCATCACCATACAAAGCTTGAAACAGAATTTTTAATGATCTGTCAGTTCCTTTAGCATCATAGAAACTTTTTGCGCCAAAAATAAAGTTTCTTTGATCAAGTCCAGTAAATAAATTTCTTCCAGAAAAACCTGGAATAAACTGTTGTTTAATTTTATCAAAAAATTCAACTAAGAAAAGAACACTCAAATTTTGAATTGTTGATCCCTCTGCGTGGTTATCAGCCAGACTTTGATCAAAAACTAACTGATCTGGTGTATCTGTAGTATATGATGTGATACCACTNAAACCCCTTACACAATTAATAAAGGCAGTGTCAGTTTTCTCTTTGTAAAAAATAATTTCATCATCAATTTTAATTAAACCATTCTTTTCAGGAAATCCATAAGTAAAGTTAGTTTCAAATTCTGTGTTGATAGTATCATCAACATAAGAGATAGTACTAGCAAGACCTGTTGAGGTCTTAACATCATACAAATTGTCTACCTTTACATATTGATCTATATTATTGAGAATATCTAAAGATCCACCATTTGTTTCAATAGAGATAAAATATTGTTCTAAAAACTCACCCAGTAAAGGATAATCATCCTTCACAAATTGAGGAAGTTGATCCGATACAATGTCTTGTATGTGAACTCTATTTAATGTCATTTTCTATCAGTATCCGTATCCTGAACTACCGCCTGAGCTTGTTCCACCCCCACCTGATGATGTTCCACTTGTAGTGGTTGTAGATTGCATTGTTGAAGTTGTTTGCACTGTTCCAATTGTAGGCACTGTGGCAGTTTCTGCTGTACTATCTATTCGAGTAACACCAGTGGTATATACAGGCACACCCCTAACCAAGCTGTCCATCTCAAAGCTACCTGATACTACATAATTGCTTCCAGATACATCACCACCATCAGAAATTGAATCAACCACAGTGTTTACTTCAACATTAGATTTATCAATTTGAAGGTAAAGATCTTGTAATCCAATTATGTCATTTGAGTATGGTGTTGCAGAAATCTCAATTATTGGTGTTGATTTATCAACAGATGTTGAAAGTATTTTTATAGCACTAATATTTAATTCTCCCTCAATGTAATCAATTGATCCAACATTATTGTTTACAATAACAGGTTCAGTATTTGAGTTAAGTTTGAATAATATAAGTGTTCCTTGAGTTAATTCTGGATTAGCTCTATCACCAAGATATACAGTATCACTAATACCGCTTACCTTAAATCCAGATGATCTAATGTTATATCCTAATATTCTTCCACCATGAACTGGGAAGTGACCATGATTTCTAACAAAGAATCTATTACCAAAACAAATTTCATATTCTGCAAATTGATTTGCCCTTACTTCAAGGTCTCTTCTCATTTCAACTTTGGTAACGTTTGAAGTTATTGCTCTATGAGTATCATCAATTACTTTTTGATACTTACTAAACTTAAACCTACCACCAAACTTATTAATTTCAGCTGAATTTGCATATCTTCCTATACTATCCAAAACTTGAGTTTTAATAGTATCTTCTCCAGCAACTAAATTGTCATCATAATAAACATTTGATTTTGACTCAATGTAAAGATATTTTAAATCAACAATCTCAGGGATGATACCTGCAACAGAGTATCTTTTAAGTTTGTTTAAAATATTTCTTTTAACTGATGAGGATAAATGAGATCCATTTTCAGGTTTTACACTAATAAAGACTTTACCATATTGAGGTGGGTTTAAGTTTTCTCCACCAAAAGCAGATACTGATTCAGTTTCTGGATAAATGGTTGGTAAAATGACTTCATAGTCACTTGCAGTTACTGCTCTATGTCTTGTAGTATAAATTTGTGTTGAATATCTTTTAATTGATTCAACGCTCTCAATATCAGATCCACCTTGAGCACTGGTGGATGGTGTAATATTTGAAATTCCAATTGAAATAGGGGATCCATTTTGATCTACTAGACTACCTACAAAACGAAATTCATTAACACCATTACCATTAGCGCCAGAGGTTACTATGTAATCTGCAATAATATAACCAAGACTTCCTTCTGTTAATTTTTTACCAAACACACCATCACCAAACATCAATTCATATTTTTCATTTAATATTTCTTGTAAGAAATATACTCTTGATGTTGAGGTTATTTCATAAAGACTGTCAGATCTTTTAAATGTTTCTTTTACAGTGCTTGTCTCATCAGGTTTTAAAGTAACTTTAATAGTGCTTGTGTCAATACCTGTATTATCTAAAATAAATTTTTGATTTGGATTTCTAGCATCTACAGTAAATTGTTGTTGAACATATATTCCTTCATAAACTTCAACATCATTAAATCTTGCCAATCCATCTGAATCAACTCTAACTGTTACATCTTCTGATATTGAAAAAATAAAGTTTTCACCACTAAACAATACAGTTGATCCACAAACTGCTCCTGCTTTTAGTGTGACTTTAGATACATTACTAGTTGCACCAATATCAACAGTAAAAGAAATTGATGCTCTAGCAGCAGTTTTTGATTTAGGAACATAACCAATGTTTCTTGCTAGGGAAACAACATTTTCCCTCAAAGTTGCACTATCAATGAATACCTCATTGGATAGCATATTTGCATTATATGAAGAGATGTAAGTATTGTATGCTAATACATCAATTATCTGAGAGAAATTAGATCCCTCAAAGTCATAATCAGTAAAATTACTGTTCGCCTTTAAGTAGTCCCTAATAGAGACTTTTAATTGATCAAAGTTTAGATTACTTAAATTTACTAAAGGCATTTATCTGGTGGATTCTAGTGAAAAACTTAATTCCTGAGCTGGAGCAGGTAAACCAACAACTGTAAATTGAATGCCTACTTTATAAGTTAATTCATTAGGATCTGGTTCTACAGATACATTAATGATATTAACCCTTGGTTCAAAATTTCCAATTGTATTAATAATTTCACTTTTAATCGCTTTTGCTGTTATATTATCATGAGGTTCAAATAACAGGTATCTAACATTGCATCCCAAAACAGGATTAAATGGTCTCTCTCCAGGAACTGTATTAATGAGATTGCGCAGAGATCTTGAAATTGCATTAATGTTCTTCAAAGTAATCAAGTCCCTGTTGATGGGATTTACTTTGAATGTTGCACTAATATCTTTGAAAGATTTACTGACGCCTTCAAGTGGCATTAATACTTTTTATATTCTTCAGTTATTTAGTACTAATTATCATAGATTCTACATTCATCTGCTTCTGGATTCTCATCACAGAACATCTCAAATGCTGTAGGGTCATGATGATCTCCAGCAGCAATATCTTTTGCATGTTCTTTAGCATAACGCTCAAGATGTTCTAGTTCATCCTTAGTGTGACGTCTTTTCTGTGGAGAGATTGTGGGATCATTCAGAATTTCTTTATCAGTCTGAATGTGCTTCTCTATTGATTCCATCTTCTTTTGTATCCGTATGACTACTATTTAACCGTTCTTTACTGGTTTTCCAGAAATAACTGTCTTGATCTCCTAACCCCATTCTGTCATATCCATTTTCTACTTGATAGTATTCTGTGGATACTTTAAAGTCAGGGGTTAGCGGATTTTCAGGAGTTAGACTATTGTCATAGATCCTTGTCCTGTTATTAGGATACAAAGCATACTGTCCATTGACAAGTTCAATTAAGTTATGTGACTTGTGTTCTGCTGGATTCTCACTAGTGGCATAATCAACTACATCAGGGTCTTGATGGTAATTGTCAATGGTGCATACATAATTGCCTTTCATTGTACCATGATCTCTAGTATAGATCTCATAGTCCATAGATCCAATAAATTGTTTTTGAACAGCAACTACCCCATAATCCATACAATTCCAGAATTGTAGGTTCTGTAGATTCATATCAGGGTCAGGCAGTTCTGGTTCACTTAAAAAGGCACTGATAGGTAATTTATCATACATTGCCCCATAATCAGGTAGATATGTTTCAAAGTAAAATGCTCTGCCTGGAATGCTCTTAGCACTGACCCAGACACCCTTTACAAACTCTCCATGACCACTTTGATGGTCAGTGAGGTATTCTTTTCTCACCCATACTTCAACAGAAGGTAGGTTACAAATTAAACAAGACATACAGAGTAACGAGAGATTTTCGCGCCTATTATCTATCCATAAAAAAGGGGGCACCCTTAGCGCCCCTGACCTCTATATCTTTTCTTTGCATTGTTTCCACTGGTAGCAGAAAACTTACTGTGCTTACCTTGTCCCTGTCTAGTTTTCTTGGGAGTGGATTCAATGAATGCAGTACCAAGAAGGGACTTTTTAACTTTTGCCATAATTTACCTACTTATAGTTCTGTGGGAGTGCATGGGCACTTACAAGCACTGCAGAGGGCATAGATGCCTCAAAGAGTTTCTTTGCCTCTGCTTGATGGGTTGCATCAACTTGTTTGTAATGATACTTGTTACCTGTAGTCTTTAGTCTATAGGTGATCATGTAAGGATATTGCTTCATATCAGATTACCCTTGATTTTTCATGTCCAACACGAATGCGTGGGTCACACCAAATCTTAAACCCTGCATCAATGGCATCCAGACAGAATGAGACATCCTCCCCACACATGTCCTGGACTGCACCAGATTCAAAGACTTGCATCTTGGGGGCAAACCAGGGGTACTTCATCTCCTCATGCTCAAATACTCCTTTCTTGATCATGACCCATCCAAATCCTGTGTAGTCTACAGTGAATGGCTTCTTACGCTTACTGATACCATCAACCATCTCATGGTTCATAACACCACCATTGTTACGGAAGTCATTCTCATCCAACCAGTGTGCAACAGATGTGGTTCTTCCATCTTCAGTAGAATACCATCCTGCAGTGATGCTCTTCTCCTCACCATCTGCAGGATTTGCCAAATCACACAGTTGCCAGAACTTCTCACTGTTGAATACAATATCACTATCAATCCACAGTTGATAATCATATTCCAGTTTGCCATCCCATGGAATCTGATCAGGTCCACGGAGCACATTGGCACCCAAACACTTACAACGTGCAAAGTTTACCATNGANGAGTANTCTTGACTGATCTGAATACTCATTCCATTCTGTACCATGTCAAAGCACAGTTGTACAAAATTCTTTAGAAAAACATATGAGACACCTCTTCCAGGAAGGCAAAAGACAATGGTCTTCCCCTTCATACGTTCTTTGATTGCCTGGATATCCCACTCTGGGGCATTCTCTTTATTGCTGCTTACAGGCGTCTTTGCCTTTACAGTAAATCCTTTTGCCATGATTGATAATTCACTACAAGTTCAGTTTAACAGTTTATGTATGCTATGTCAATAACTAGATTCTTCTGCTGATACTAGGGTTTCTACTACCTCATAAGATAAGTCATCCTCTTCATAATCAGTCTTCATCAGACCAACCATTGCTTTCATCTCTAGATATCTTTCCTCAAAATCTTTCTTAGTTAGATTGTTATAAACACATCTGTCCTTCAAGTATATGTGGTAAAAATTTTCTGGGGAAATTTTTGTCATAAAATGGATTCTTCTTTTGAATTATATATGGGTTCACTATCACTCTCAAGGGTATATACTTTTGTAGGTTAGGGAACCTATTGGTTTTTCGTAGGGGGGGTCGCTACGCCCAGGGGGGCACATACACCCACCCTCAGAAACACTGTCTGATTCACAATACTGAGTCTATCACAATGTGCCCCTAAGTGTCAACCAGGGGGCACACAGTAAGTGTCAGTACAGTGCAGCAATAGCATCCAGAATGAGGAGCATATCACTGCCATTCTCTGCGGTTTCCAGTGCATCAAAGACTTGAGTTTTAGACATGAATGTGATAGAATGAGGTTAGAATATTAAGCAGTTTAATGACGTGCTCAGGTCACTAATTTGTTATGGAATCTGTTGCAAACCCTTCAAAACTTTCTCTTGTATTTGTCCCACATAGTCCATGCCATGTGTCCCACATAGACGTTCATATTCTTGCAGTATGTGGGACACATGGGATACACAAGAGGCAGGCACTCTGATTCTCTCAGTGTTACCCAGGTTTGGTAATTTCTTGGAGAANGGCATAACTCATGTGGGACACATAGGATTTCATTTGTCCCACATAGTCTAGACTATTTGTCCCAGGTTGTCAACCATTTGTCCCACATAGATTTGGGGGGTTGACATCACTGAGGATCTCTGATATACTGCTGCCTAAGATCACAACAACCAGAAGGATTAAGAGGGCATTTATACACAATAAGCAGCATATTTACCAAGGTATTTGGGACACATATGTGGGACAAATAAAATACTCATATACATTTTTTAATACATTTTTAATTGATTTTAACATAAAAACAGGGTATTTATGCTTANAATTAGAGGGTGCTATTTTAGCAACTCAGGGTAATACTCAGTCACCTCATCTTTCATCTCTTTGAGTGAATAATCCTCATAAGATTTGGTCATGTAATCATGTAGAATAGCAAGGCAATCATCCAGGTCTAAACCATCAATAACCCTGGTCACATATGCGTCAATGAGTGTTTCTTTCTCAGTCATGATTGTCATTTCCATTGGTTAGTTTGGATGAGGTAGTTTCTAATCTCAGTGTATATGAACTTCTTCAGTTTAGGGTCAGTTGTAGTATCAAATGCCTTATACAATCTAGTGATATATTCACTCTTTCTTACCACTGGAGATATTACTTTCTTATCAGTATATCCTAGGTTTGTGTTATTACCTGCTTTAACTTTCTGTCTACCAAAGTTACCAGTAATGCTACCAGTTGTACGCAGTTTGGGTTTGATTTTAGAGAGATTGGATGTAGTCATTTGATTACAGTTGAGGGGGGTTTGAGTAATGCTTCAATAGCAGCGTTTCTCTCTTTAATGGTATTAACTGTTTGAGAGTTAAGTACAGTAATCAAGAGATTTACTCCCATGAATACAATTAAAGCAGAAAAAATAATTCTCATTTAGGGGCACAGATTTTGGAGAGTTTAGAGAAGAAATTAGACAGAAACTTTCTGAATCCATTGTTAGTCCATAACACATATATGATCAGAAACCAGATAAGAATTGAACACATGATGATGATAAAGAATGAAAGATTTGTGGAAGGAGAGATAACTTATCCCTCCAAGAATCCATCAGGCAAAGATGTAACCAGATTCAAAATCTTCAGTCTTGAAGATATTCTTTCCATTGATACATCCAACAAACTTGCGAACATACCACTGGAAATTCTTTTGGAAAACACCTTCACCAGAGATACAGAAAGCATCACATAGAGCATTGATTCTGCTCTTAGTAGTGTTACTTTGCCAACCACCATCATAGATGGTCATGTCATTATCTGACACAGTAGCAATCAAGTTACCATGCAAATAAACAGAGGAAACTTTAGTTTCCAGATCAATCGTCACCTCAGTGTTAGCATTTTTCCAGTTGCGATTGCCCTGGACTGCATCACACATTTGACGTTCAATCTTACGCATTTGAGTGTTAGTTAAGAAAGGGTTTGTAGTGTGGTGAGGTGCTGTCCCCTCCACTCCTATACAATACATGATTTCAGAGGTAATGGAAGTGCTCTTGTGACACTTCTACAACTGGTTTTTTCTTTACAGTTTTCCCCCTACAATAGCACTTCCTACAGTATAACTATGATCATCTAATGTTCCATCCTGTTCACACTTAAGGTGCCATCTTGTCATCTCTATTACATCTTCTTTCTTTAACCCTGTTAGCATCTTTCTGCCCTCTTTTGTCATGGTAGAATGTAACCCATACCTAGTTGCCCAAACATAAAACACATCATCAATCAATTCTGCTCCCT